CGAGAAGGGCACAATCCTTGTGCGTTAAGGCTCACAGGGCCATGTGGTAGCTAGCTAAATTTAAATATTTAGCGTTGGTGGTATTTTCCATCTTATCTCCCATGGGTCTTCGCCTGCTTCTAGAAACTCGAAAGTTCTTTCGACAAGTAAAGACGTACGAGTGCTTCTAATGTCCTTAAGGTCCATAAATGGAACTTTTGGATCAGGAAGATACTCGACCTGCTCTAAAATACCATCGATTTCAACTAAATGTTGATACGGTGCTTTTAGTTTATTAAGAGTTTGGAATAACTCTTCGTATAGACGCTTCTGACACATGCCAGCAGCGAATGCGGGTAAAGGATTAAGTCCTACATCACCCTCACTGGACTTCACTGGATTCTGGGGTTCCGTTGTTAAGCGGACCCATTGTCCTAACAACCCTCCCGGGTCGTTATGAAGATCAGTGGCTTTCTGTACTAAACTTTTAATACGCAGTTGATGATACACTTTTAAGTGATCATCATCTACCATTAAAGGCCCCCAAATTTTGGCTTGGCGATCGTAACCCGGTTTACCGGGCTCGATTGCTCCATTAAATGGGTTTGTACAAAGCATCCACGCTTTTTCACGATACTCCTCTCGGATTACGTGATCAAGTATGTAGACGGGTAGCGCTGGGTTATCAAAAGAGGTAATAATTTCCTTAATACTGCTGTTAAGCAGATTTAGGTCAACTATACCCTGTATGATACCTGGGGTAAGCGGCGACAAGTCTATACCATTAAGGTATAGTCTTTTAGCCACTTCCGCGCCAGAGTGCTCTGCACCCTGAATACTACAAGTGCCTTTATAAGGATTCAGCTCGCATCCAATGGATGTAAGCGTTTTCTTATAAAGAGCCGAAACTACTGGATTAGTAATTTCGTTATCGTCACCGATAATTCGATATTGAGCATTAATGTTCTTTACAGAACATTTGTATGCACAATAATGAACTACTAGGTGATGAGCTAATGTACATAATGGCCATGACGCGTAAGCGCCCATTGGCTGTCCTGTACCATAGGTAACGTTTTCACCTGACCAAGCTACAACGAAGCGTCTCTTCGAAAGAAGAGTCCACCACGCTTCAGCTAGATCATGATCCTTCTCAAGATGCAATAACAATTGATATTGTATCACAGCTGGGAAAAGATCAGTGAAGGCGGTCATATCCGATGTAGAAATAAAAGATTTCTCTTTTGTTTTCTGTTTCGCATAATTTCCGACATTCCTATGACTATACGTTCCATCTGATGATAGACCACGTAACAATCGCATTAGCGATTGATGAAGTGGGTACAAGGCCCGTTGGCTGTAGTAATCTACTACAGCGATGGTTCTTGTTTTACCCGCTTTCTCACTAAATTGAGTAAGACGTGAGTGTATACCCGTTTTGGTAACCGGGTAATTCTCATCAGGGAAGTTCGTATCGTTTAGCTTAGCACTTACCATGCGTAATGCATTGTAAATGTCGGTATCTTGTCGTACAGCGCCCAAATCAGTATCACTATTAGCTAAGGCTGGTCCATTTGGTCCATTCTTTACTGTATAATGATATAACATATCTCTGTATTGCGGCTTAGATAACCGTCGTACAAATCTAGGTATGAAG